TCCGTGGCATGGCGAAAGCGGCATGACGGGAGGGGCTGGGCATTGTTACGCAAAACAATCGACTTGCTGTTTTTCTGGCAGCAAGAACACTGCAAGACAGCCTGTGAATCGGAAAAGAACCGGTTGCAGTGTCCGCCGGAATTGAGGGAGGTGAAGCATGACGTTTAACCCTTTGCCAGAAGATTTACCGGGTATGAGGGCGGCACTCACCGAAAAGCTAAAGCAAGGCTCAGACAAGATGCGCGAACATGACATTGCCATCGCAGAAATCAAAGAGGCAAATCGCAAACAGGACGAGCGGCTGGAACGAATCGAGAAAAATACCGCCACGCTGATCGATATCTTCCGCGCCGGCGACGGAACCCTTAAAACCGCCAAATGGTTCGGGAAACTCCTGATCTGGATCGGGAGCCTCTCATCGGCCATCTACGCGCTGTGGTACGCCATCATCAACTGGCCCCACAAGGGAGGCTGACATGGCAGGAAAAAACATCCGTCTGGGCATCGGCGCACTGGGCATCAGCGCCACCGTGCTCGTCTCCATCGCACTCCACGAAGGCTACCGGGAAGAGGCATACAAAGACGCTGTGGGAGTTCCTACCGTTGGATACGGGGAAACCGCCGGCGTCAAGATGGGAGACCGGACCACACCGGAGCGGGCGCTGGTCACCCTCTTGTCCAGTGCCAACCGGCACGCCGATGCGATTCGCCAATGCATCCATGTGCCGTTATACCAGCATGAATTCGATGCCTACGTTTCGCTGGCCTACAACATCGGGGCGGGCAACTTCTGCCGATCCACACTGGTTAAAAAGCTGAATGCCAAAGACTATGCCGGGGCCTGCGAGGAAATCAGGCGCTGGAACCGGGCAGGCGGAAAAGTCTTACCCGGTCTGACAAAACGCAGGGAAAAGGAATATCGGATGTGCATTGGGGAAATAGCATGAACATAAAGATTGCCACCGTCACAGCAATCGGATGCCTGATAACCGGATTTGTGGCGGGCTGTATCGTCACAGACTGGCGCTTATCCGCCTCAGCCGCCAAAGAAAAAGCGGAAGCAGTACAGGCTAATGCTGACTATTTCCGTGATGCCACGAAAAAGGTAAACGAGAACGCGACTGAACATGTAAAAAAATCTGAGCAGTTGAAAAAACAGATTACTGAACTGAAAAAGGAACTGGCCCATGTGCAAAAGAACCGTCCTGTTGTTGATAACTGCCGTCCTGATGCTGACAGGCTGCGCGTCCTCCAATCAGCCGTTGATGCAGCCAATACCGCCATTGGACAGTAGTTTGGCGGCCGATTGCAGGCTGTTGCCGGAACCGCCGGAAGGGGGCTACGACAAGCTGACCATCTGGATGGTAGAGGTAATCGGGCTGTACGGCGATTGTGCTACACGGCACAAAGCAACAGTGGATGCATGGGAGGCATTATGACAAACAGCCTGATACAGCGTTATCGCACGTTCGGGGAGTTGCTGGCCGAGGTGAAAGCCAGATTGGGTTTTGTTGATCAAGGGCCATCATCGAAAAATAACAATCCGGTGATGATTTCGTTTTTGCAGGAGGCGCACGAGTACGTTTACGACCAGCTGAATCCGACGCCGATGCGCAAGAAAACGGTGATCAGTCTGGAACAGGGATCGTATCTGTACGACTGGCATAACGATGAAGAGGACGAGAATATCGATCCGGGTATGGCGCTATCCCTCTGGCTGATTGATGGACAAAACCGTTACAAACTGATCCAGGGCATTACCGAACGCCACAGGGAAGATAACTCGCGCAGCCAGCCTGTCCGGTATGACACCTTAAACGGCCAGATCGAACTGTGGCCGATACCGGATCGACCAGGTTATGGCTTGCTGGTGGAATACATCGCCGGCAAGCCGCGTTTTGTCGAAGCGTCAGATCGTCCGGGTGTCAATGACCGGCTTGTGGTGCTCTATGCCGTCTATATGGCAAAACTGCATTACAGGCACCCGGATTATCAAGCCGTGTCTGCATCGTTTAACAGCTTGCTTTCCAAAGAAAAAGCAAAGCAACACGAAGGCCGTCGTTATTTTGTCAAACAGTCGGGATCACTCGCCGGAGAGGTTGTCGGTTCCGATGGCGACTATCGTTTTGTTGTGAGGTAGGCAATGGCGACGATTACGTTCAACAAGTTTGACCTGGGAATCGATTTGCGGAAATCGGCCGCTGTTTCCGATGCCAACCGCCTGCGGGAAATGAAAAACGCGCATGTTACAACCGGGCTGGCAACGGAGAAACGACCGGGCTTAAAAAAGGTGGCGACGCTGGAAACGGGCACCAAAGGCTTGTTTGCGGCCTTCGGAAAACTGCACACGTTTTATGGCGGGGCACAGGAAATCGGCCATGCGAATCCGCTTTTCGAGACGCACCGACTGGTACGTGCCGAAGAAGTGACGGACGATATCACGAACCAAACATCACATGCCGCCGTGCACAAGGCCGTGACGGACGTGCATTATGTGGATGTGTTCAACGGCTGCCTGTATGTATCGGCGCAGCATGGCGACATTTGCCGGCATCACTATCTGGATGAGGGCGAAATCACGCAGGTAACGGACAGCCAGTGCCCGCATACTCCGGCAGCGCTGAAAGCTGCCTCAAAAATCTTTTCGATCTCGCCGGATGGTTCGACAGTACGGTTTTCAAAGACGGGTGATCCCGCGGATTGGAGCGCCGCCGAAGATGCCGGTTTCCTTCCGACGGGTCTCAATTCTCGCGGGGCGCGGGAAGCCAAAGCATTGGGCGTCTATCAAAACAACATGGTGGTTTTGTCGCGTGACGGGGCGCAGGTGTGGGCGATTGACCCTGATCCGACTGCAATGTCACTGACGGATCGCGTCGAAAACGTCGGATCATCGTTTCCCCAGTCACTGGCAACCGTATCGGGTGACCTGTATTTTCTCTCCGATTACGGTTTCCGGTCGATCACGACGATGCAACTCATTTCAAAGTTATCAGACGTGGACATCGGTTCGCCGATCGATGATCTGGTCAGGCCCGCTATCCGGAAAAAAGAGACAGAACCAAAGGCAGTGTATTTCTATGGAACGGGCAAGTATCTCTGCGCGATCGACAAACAGGTGTTCGTGTATTCGGTGTCCCGCACCGCGAAAATCGCCGCATGGAGCCGGTACGAACTGCCCGTATCTGTCGAGGCATGGGCGGAACTGGAAGGCGAATTGTATTTGCGCAGCGGTGATAACGTGTACAGGCTTGACGAAGACGGTTACACGGACGATGGCGAATTGTACGAAGTTGTGGTGCAAATCCCGTGGATGAACTTCAAGTCGCCGGGCGTGCTGAAACACATGTATGGCATTGATATCGCTATGGATGGCGAGTGTTTTATCTCGGTCGGTATGGATGCCAGAAATCCGGACTGTTTCACCAATGAAGTGCGCGTGGTCGGCAATACTTACGGCGGCGGCCTGATTCCGCTGGAATGCAATGGTACGGAGTTTTCGTTCCGGTTCAGGAATGTCACGGATCAGCCATTCCAGCTCGATGCGCTGACGATTTATTACGAACCGCTGGGGGTGTTATGAAACTGGTTTTTTTAAAGCCTGAAGAGGTGGCGGCTGTGTGGGACGAGATTGCCCCGCAGTTTCAGCGGGTGGTCAGGAAAGCCTGTCATGGCGAATTCACGGTGGACGATCTGTACCGGATGGCTTTGTCGGGCGACATGATCGTGGGCGTGGCGCGGGAATCGGATGGGGAGGTCGTGATGGCGCTGGCTTTCCAGTTTGTCTTGTATCCGTCGGCCACCGGCGTGAATGTGCTGGCGATGGCGGGGAAGAATCTGAAACAGTTTATGGGCCAGTTTTTGCCGCCGTTCAAAACCTTTTGCCGGGAGATGGGAGCGGACTGGATCGAATGCGCCGTGTCGCCCGGAATGGAAAGGATGCATCACCGGCACGGATTCGAGACGGTGTACCGGAATTTGAGAATGAGTGTGAAGGAGGAATCATGTTAATACCGACAAAATTCAATGGCTTTGTAGAGGGGCGAAGACTCTATTGCAAGGGCGGCGGCTCATCAAAAGCAGCAGAAAGAATGGAAGCGGAACGGCAGGCGCGGGTACAGGCCGCGGTGAACGCGATCAACAATATTTTCGATCCCCCAGCGCGCAAACAAGGCATCAATGCAGCGGATTCATTCGATCCGTCGAAGACCTACTACAACGCGGACGGTAGCGTGTTTTCCGGTGCTGTATCGTCAGGGAAGGGAGGTGGTTCAAGCGTCCCGGTTTCCACTTCGCCTGGTGGGAAAGGCGGAAACGGATACAGCCGTTACCAGACTATCAACGGCCAGACATGGGATATGGACAAGGTAAACAAAGCTATGGCCAACGGCCAGCTTTATACCGGTTTCGAGACGATCCAGCCGGAAGGCCGCGAAAAGCTCTACAACGAACAGCAGGAAGCGATTTACGACCTTAACGCAAAAGAGGTCAACAACCAGTACGCCGACGCCGAACGCGCCAACCGGTTTGCACTGGCGAGAAACGGTTTGCTGGGGGGGTCATCAGACGTGGAATCGAACGCGAATTTGCAGGAAAAGACGAACGAGGGACTGGTACAGGCCAAGGCATTGGGGCAGCAGGCCGCATCCGATTTGCGAACGGCAGACGAGCAATCCAAACAAAACCTGATCGCCATGGCACAGTCCGGAATCGATACGGGGACGGCGCAACAGATGGCGTCGGCGCAACTGAACGCCAATGCGCAGTCGGCACTGGGCCAACGGGGCGGCGCGTCTATCGGGAATCTGTTTGATAACCTGGGACAGGCGTATCTGAACCGGCAAATCATGAATGCCGTTAACAACGGGTACAACTACAACTTTAATAACGGGATTGGGAACAGCACCCGGAAAGAGTATCAGGGAGGGAACTACTGATGTTTGGAATTGATGATTTAGCCATTGCGGGTCTGATTGCCTCACTTGCCGGGACGGCCATCAGTTACAACAGCCAGCAGCAAGCCGCAAAACGCGCACAGTCTGAAAGCCTTGCCGCGATGAGACGGCAGCAACAATACCAGCGACAAGCCGAACAGACGGCCCTTGACCGTGCACAGGACTACAAGACGGATGACCGGCTGGAAGAACAGCACGCCCTCCAGAATGAAATGGAGCAGTCTTATCTCGCGCCGACCTTGTCGGCCCAGTCGATCAATGCCAACGCCGCGACGACGCAAGGTGATGTATCCGGCGATTATCAGGCAGCCAAAGCGCGATCTGACGCCAATGTCGAAAACCTCGCGAAGACTTTTGCCAACCTGATGGCGCGTTCCAACGCAGCGAAACAGCTCAGACTGAACGAAGGCTACAGAAACGCCGATGCCGCCTCCACTATTGGACGGCTGCAAAACTTCTCGCAGGGGCAAGATGCGGTAGATCGGATGAGGATTGCGGATGCTGCCAACTCTGGCGCCACCGGGCAGTTTCTCGGCGACTTGGTGGGAACTTTGGGTTCGGCCGGGATGCTGTACGGAGCGAATGCAGCAAAACCTGTGACAGGCGGCGTTAATGCTGCACTGGACAGCGCAAAAAACAATCTGGCGCAGGGTTACATCGGCAGCATGAGGGGGCTGTTATGAGCGACTTTTTGAAAGGTGTGGGAACCGGTCTGGCCGGTTCAAACGGGATTGCACGGGCCGTGAACAATTTTGCTATGGCACCTTATATCGCAGCAATAAAGGAACAACGGGCAAGGTCTGATGCAGCAGTGCGGGCGCTGAATGAAGTGAAGGCAAGAGTAGAGCAATATCAGCTTGATCGTTCTGAAGAAATGTACCGGAACTATAAAAATGGCGATCAAAGTTACCGATCGGGCGCATTCGGAAAGGTTGGGGCCAATCCTGATGATCTTGGCAGAGCAGCGCGTATCGATATGGAGAACGCAGCTGTGAGAGACCTTTTAAGTGGAAAAGCCCGGCCGGAGGATTTCAGAAATTACAACGCCTATAACGCGGCGAAAAAAGGAAAGGTGTACTCAAACGGAAATGTGCCGGGAAACATTCTTTCACAGCTTGGGGAAGCCATTGTCGCAAACAGGGCAGCCAATGATGCGGCAGTCGCTAAACTCAGGGCGGAGGGCGCGAAAAACCACGCTCAAGCGAATAGCGCCAACGCTTTGGCAGGCAGGCACAGGGCAGAAACAGGGCTGGTGCCGTACAGAAAGCAGAAACTGGAAGCAGAAACGGGCCGAACAAAAAATCCGGGACATTACTCTCGCGGCAATGCAGGACGATCAGGAGGGCGTTCCTATGGCGGTAATGAAAGGCTTATTGACACCCCACATGGTCGCTTCACGGTAAGTGAAATTCGTCAAGCCGCAACAGAGGCAATAACGAAGGGTACCAATGAAGGTGTGGCCAAACGGCAATTCAAGAAATTGACGGGAGAGGATTATTGATGGACATTTTGAAATATCTGCCAAAAAAGAACGCTTCCCAACTTTTCAACGATCTGCCGAAAGGTGATTACACCTACGATCTTGATCCTGCAACGGCTATGTTTGGCGCGGAATTATCGGAGGACTACGAAGCCAATTCCGCCCGGAACAACCCTATCGTCGATACGATTACCAGAGCAGCTATGGCACAGCCGGACTACGCTTTGCCCCGTTCTGTCAGCGCGATTGACGCGATAACAACGGAAGCCACAACAGGCTTTCAGGACTATACACCTGACCAGATCAACAATCCGGTTTCCATTCCGTCTGTGCTTCAGGATGCAGCGGCAACGGCGATTTCTATTCCTTATACAGCGGCCAGCAGCGGCGTCAGTGCAGCAAACCTTTTGACGGGCGGGCTTCTGGATAATGCGGTAACGGCCATGAACGAAGGACAGCAGGCATTACAGCAGTCTTTCGGTTCGGATGAACTCAACCGCCAGCTTGACAATATCAATGCTGTTCAGCAAGACAAGGATTCCAATCTGTTTGATGTGCTTGTGGCGGCAGCAAACAATCCAAGAGCATTGGGGTATGACGCCATTCGTAACTTGGGGACAATGGCCTTGCCAACCGGTGCGGCACTGGGCGCAGGGAAACTGGCGCAGTCGGCACCTGCACTGACGAAGTATGTCCCGGCTCTTGGCAAGGTTGCGCCATGGATGGCGAGCCATGCGTCCGGTATCGGTTTCGGGGCTTCACAGGCCGCCAACGCTCTGATGAATGCATCAGATACGTTCAGCGACGACGAAATGATGAAACAGTCTCTCGGTGAGCGTTATGCGGGAGCAGGTATATCCGGCCTGATTTCACTGATTGCCGGAGGACTGACCGAGGGCGGTGCGGAAGGTCAAATCGCCAAACGCCTGCTCAACGGGCCGGGGCAGGCAGCCAATGGTTTTATGGATTATGCGAAAAATCTTGGCAAATCGGCAGCAAAAGAAGGCACACAGGAATTTATTGAAGAATCCGGGAACTATCTTGGAAATCTGTTTGGAACCAACGGCGAGGCCAGTTTCAATGAAATGGCGAAGCGAGGCGGATATGGCGGGCTTCTCGGCACACTGACCGGCGGAGTGTCGCACGTCGGTACGAACATCGGAGCGCAACAGCAAACGCAGCATGAAGAGCAAGCGACAGCGGAAAAGAACGTTATTCAGCAAGTGCTTTCTGAACTGGAAAAAATCCGTCAGCAGAACGAACAACGGGTACAGGCACAAGCAAGACAAGGGACTGCGCAATCCTCAGATTTGCTTCGCGGTTTGTTAAAAAGAGCGCAGGCACCGAATGAACCTGTCACACAAACACAGGAACCCGTCGCAGAAACAGCCAAATCCGTATCGGAACCGGAACAAAACGTATCAGACAATCCGCTGGATATCATCATTGCCAATGGTGGGATACGGCGCGAAGTGTTGACAAAAGACCTTGGCTGGACGGATGAGGAGATTTCCAAACTGCCTGAAGGGGTTGTGTCGGATGACGGCATGGCCTTGTTGCCAACGAAACGCGCATTGAAGCAGGCCGGTCTGGATACGGACGTCAATACAATTCTCGATTCGGCTTCCCGTCCGGAAGCGCCGATGGATTTCGCTGAAGCGGAAAGTGAATTGCTTTCACAGCCGCAGGAAAATCAGCCGTTATCGGAACCGGCTGTTGATTCGCGGCCAAAACGGGAAAGGCCGTCTCCTCTTGAAAGCGAGATGACATGGGAGCAGCAGCGCGACGCAGAGATTGACCGTGCCGCGCAAACTTATGAGAAGCTGAGTGGATTATCGGAAAAACAACTGCGTGGCAGGCTGAAAACCATTAAAGGTGGTACGAGCGATGCAGTCATTGCTGAAATCGGGATGATCAACGAAATGTTGGCCGAAAAGCAATCCCGGCAAAAAAGTGCGCCTGCTGTTCCGGACGCGTTGAACCGTCCACCGATTACACGGGAATCTTTCGGATTGAGAGAAAAGCCGGTTCCGGTTTCAGAACCGGGCAAGGTATGGGATTCGGCGCCCGATCATGTTTTGTCTCAAATTGCCAGAGAGGCACAGATATATGACCGGTTTGTAAAAGTTCGGTGGGACAAGCTGCCTGACAGAGTTAAAAGCAGATTATCGGATGCAATCGGCAATGCGCCCGTTATGTACCCTGTTGCAGATAAATCCAAGGAGCAGAGAAAACAAGGTAACGGAAACGCGAAAAATGATATTTCGTTACCGGAAACGATGGAGCAGGAAAACGCCGTTTCCGTTGGAACGCAGCTTGAACAGAGCAACGCTTCTGTTGGCCCGACGGAGCGGGCTAAAAGCGTCGGCGAAACGCCAGAACACGGTGTAAGCGAAAACATTTCCAGCGATGCTGCATCTTTTTCTCGTGGCGAGAAATACGTGGATGCAAACGATTATCTTGAGCAAATAGAAGAAACAGATCAAGAAAACGGTACGGTAACGCTTTTCCATGCTACCGACAAAGATTTGGAAAAGATCGACCCTGATTACGAGAAAGGAGTGGTAAAAGGAGGAATTTTTGCCGCTAATCGTCCCGATTTCCACTATGGAGAAAAACTTTATGAGATAACGATTCCCAAAGACAGCATTGCTTACGATAATGACATCAGAAGTATTGAAAATCTCAATGAAAAAGTCAAGGCTCATTTGTCGGATTATCTTCTTGATCAGCAAGAAGTTGACGCCTTAAGCGACAATGAGTTGGACGACATCGTTGAAGCTATTGTAAGAGATAACGTTGATTATGAAAATGTGGGAGAAATACTAGGGTACGAGCCCGAAAATTCATGGGAATTGCAGCGAATCAGAGGAACACTGGCTCGGGAAGCCGGGTATAAAGCTGTTGAGGTTTCAGACGGCTATATGATTTTTGAAGGTGTTGTTAAACCAAGCTGGATCACTCCTGACACTCCATATTTGCAACGTAAAAAAACAGATACTCACAATGACAAAGAAAGTGCCCGGATCGGTATTGAAGAAATCCAGCGTATCGCAGATGAACTGGCGAAGGAATACCGGAACGCACCTGAATTAATCGTAGTGGAAAAGGCGTCTGATCTGCCGTTTGATGCGCCCGATGATGCCAAGGGGGCGTACCGAAATGGGCGGTGTTATCTTGTTTCCCGAAATATCGACACTGCGGAGGATGCAAAAAGTACCTTTGCCCATGAGGTGATCGGACACTATGGCCTCAACGGTTTTTTCGGGGATCGGCTCGCGTCCGAGCTTGACAGTATCCTTGTCCATAATAAAAACGTCCAGGAATCAGCAAGAAAGTGGATAAAAGATAATCTTGATCTTATCAGAGATGTCAGAGAAAAAACAAACGGAAAATGGACGGACGAACAATTCCGATTGTGGCGAAAGCGCAGGGCGATAGAAGAAGCCTTGACCGATATGGCCGAAAAAGGCCAGAAAGTCACCGGCGTCAAGAAACTGGTGTACGCGATCCAGAAGGTTTTGCGAGCAATCGGTCTTGGCAATCTTGCCAACAAACTTGAATCACGGACAGACGCGGAAGCGCTGATGGCACTGCACAAGGCAGAGTTGTTTGTCCGCTCCGGAAAGAATGTCGATGCTGCAACGGCAATGGATGTATTCGCCAGCTTCTCGCGGTCTTCTCAATCGCAGGATTATTCCAGAACCGGCGTATTCGACGCGGCAGAATCCTTTGCTGTACCGAAAGTAACGATTGCGGATAATTTCATCCGCGCCATGCAGGACAAGGATATTGACGTCAAGAGGATACAAGACAGCATCCTCAAGTCTGGCGGGGAAATCAGCGAGAATCAGGATGTCTATCTCAACGAGACGCTATACACATCCCGCATGTCGGATCGGCTCCGTAGATTGAACGAAGATTGGACAAAACCGATTCTGGAAGCGGTACAGAAAAGCGGTCTGACGCTGGATGAAGCCGGCAACTGGCTGTATGCACGTCATGTCATACTGGACAAGGTGAACGCCAAATTGGCCGAAATCAATCCGGATCTTGAAAATAATGATGCACTGTCCGGCATGTCGGACGATGAGGCTCACGACATCCTCGAACAGAACAAAGACAACCGTGCACTGAAAGAACTCGGTGAGCTGTCCGACAAGCTGGCCAGACGCAATGTCATGTGGCTGGTCAATGGCGGATTGATTACAAAAGAGGAAGGGAAAGCATGGGCCAGCAAGTATGAACACTACGTTCCGTTGAAACGCGACAGCGATATTCCGGAAACGCAGTCATTTGGCGAGTTCCTTAAAAATCCGCTGTACGGGATTTCCGAAAAAGTAACCCGCATGGGAAATGTGTCAGGAACACGGAACATGGAAACCCGGGGCAAGGAATCGAAACGCAGGATGGGGAGTGTTCGCCGGGCGACAAACATCATCGCCAACATGATGGCCAACGCCACGACAACGATCATGCGTACCGAAAAAGCGATTGTCGGGCGCTCCATGCTTGATCTGGCAAGGGCAAATCCGAATCCCGATTTGTGGACAGTGGACACACCCGACAAAGTGAAACGAACCAACAAGGAAACCGGCCTTGTCGAAGTGACCTACCGTAATCCTGACATGGTACCGGCCGACAATGTACTGGTCGTGAAAGAAAACGGCGTTGAACACTGGATCAAGTTCAATAAGGACAATCCACGCGCCATGGCGATTGCAAAATCCATGAAAGGTCTGGATGCCGCAGCCATGAACTGGCTCACTCAATCCATCGGGGCGACAACACGCTATATGGCGCGATGGATCACCAGCCGCAACCCGGTTTTCATGCTGTTCAATTTGCAGCGGGATGTGCAACATGCCATGTTCAACCTGTCGGACACCCCATTGTCCGGGAAGGAAGGGCAAGTGCTCAAAAACATCCTGCCCGCCATGCGCCAGTATCACAACCTGTTGCGTGGAAATGGAGAAAAAGCGGGATATGCCGACGAGTTCCGGGAAGCAGGCGCGGAAACCGGTTTTGTCAAAACGTTTGAAAGTATCCACGATCACATCAAGGATCTGCAAAAGGAACTGGACAAGATGGATCGGACGTCCTATGACCCGCGTGTATGGGCAGAGAAAACTGTTACGTTGATCGACGATTACAACAGTATTGTCGAAAACGGTGTCCGGCTTGCAGTTTATACCGTCGCCCGCGAAAACGGGCAGACTATCCGGCAGGCAGCGCGAATGGCAAAAGAGATTACAGTCGATTTCAACCGGCGCGGTACCCGATCCAGCTTTATCAATTCTTTGTGGATGTTTACCAATGCGTCGATACAGGGCCATGCACGTCTTATCCGGGCACTTGCCAAGAGCAAAAAAGCCCGGATTATGGCCGCTGGTCTGGTCGGTATGGGGTTCGTTATGGATTGTATTGGGCGGGCTTTACTGGGAGATGATGACGAAACCGGCCTGAAAATATGGGATAAGATTCCCGAATTTGACAAAGAACGGTACTGGATCATCCCGGTACCATGGAGCAAGGAAGGGTACATTAAAATTCCACTGCCCCAAGGATTGCACGTCCTTCCGAATGTCGGACGGATGCTATCCGAATGGTGCTTTTCGTCACGCAAGAAAGGCACGCTGGATATGGTTTGGCGTGCATCATTGTTGATGGTCGATGCGTTCAATCCGTTCGGGGCAGCGGCAAGTTTCGGTCAGTTCATTACGCCAACGATTGCAAAACCAATCGTTCAGCTTGAGACAAACAAGAGCTTTGCCGGTCAGAAGATTTTTCGAGATGATACGGCTTATGGTGGATACACGCCACCGGCATATCAGAGGGCATGGTCGAACACGCCGGAACACTGGACGAAGCTGTCGAAGATGATCAATGACGTGACAGGTGGGGATGATGTCAAGCCGGGACTGATTGACGTTCCGCCAGAAAGCATCAAGTTGATTGTTAATAGTTATTTGTTACCGGGAACGTCCGGCAATATCGACAAGCTGGCTGGCGCGCTCCAGAAGGATGGGACGACATCCAAGGATTGGCCCGTACTGTCACGCATGTACGGCACAGCGCCTGATGAACGTGAGAAAGAACGGGCGGTTTATGACCGCCTTGGTGAAATCCGGCATACAGTCAATGCCATACGCGAGTATGAAAAGCAGGAACGCTGGCATGACGCGGGAAATCTCGTAAGAGAGCTTGGCGGCGGTAATATCAGGAAGGGCGACAGGATGCTTGGAGAGTATGATGATTTTACCCGCACTCTTAAAGAGATGAACCGTGACAAACGGATGGCAGAAAAAGAAGGTGACGAAACAACCGTCAAAAACATTGAGACTGAACGCAAACGTCTGTTTGCCCGGTTCCTGTCGCAACGTAGCAATTTCTGATAGATAAGCCGGAGTTTTTACGCTCCGGCTTTTTGCATATGTTTTTTACAATACTTAACCGCGATCCTTAGCCCCTCACAAGATCATCACGCCATGCTTTTGCTCCTGTCGGGTAGATAGACTGCCAAAGTGCTTTAAATTGAGGCTTTTTCAGATCGCGAGTAATTGCAGAGCCAATGCCTTCTTTAATACAGTCGCTTTCGCTGATATCACCGAGGCGACCACAACGTATTCCAGTTATTTCAATTTCAAGATCATCAGCGATTTTGTGGCGTGCTTTGTATGGGAAACGAACAAACAGAGATCCGGCCGCATTGTGAAACTGCGCATTAAAACCAAAGAAACAGATAAGATTCATCTCGTTCGGCTGTGGCTTCATTACCCGCCGCGTCTGCGTCTTTCTGCCGTCGCGGATCGCAGCTATCATCTGTTCGTTAAATTTCAGAGTTTTCATATTTCCATTTCCAGAGTTTTTGCCATCACACAAAAATGCTGGCGTCTCTTTTTACTTCGCGCAGGATCGATGTAATCCCGTGTTTCGATCAGTTGCCCCGCCTGTTTCATGGCTTTGATCTGTTTTGTCAACTCAGCCCCCCCCAGAGACAGTTTGGCGGCAAGATCACGACGTGACATTTTTTCTGTGATAAGCATCGTTTTCATGATTTCGCAATCCTCATTTCGCCATGCAAGGGACAATGCGGCACGGCCATGGCTATCCATTTGGCGGTTGTTCTGACGGCATATCCACAGACGGGACAAGAGCATTTGATCATTCGAGTTCCCTGCTTGGCTGGTGCTGATGAGTACCGGCGATTTGCATTTAGTGTGGCATGCGGAATATCACCCAAAGATTCGACTATCGGCGTCATCCATTTATCAAATTCGGGCGTTCTCACAGTGGCCGTCATTTTTCCGCCAAGGTTTAAAGAGAGGGCAAGACGTTTAAAGTTGCCCTTGTGACCTTCTTGCAGGCCAACCGCGGCATGAATTAACTCATGGACAAGGATTTCAGCAACGTCCAGAGAATCGGATTTCGCAGGAGAGATAAAAATTTCCGTCGTGTTATATTCAGACATGCGTGAAGAGTGACATACTCCGATAGCTTTACTGGATTTAGGCCACCCAAGGGAAACCCGGACTTTTAAAGGTATGGGAAATCCTTTTGCTTCGAAGATCGGCCTGAGTTTGTGCGTGAGAGAAATCAGCCATTCTTCCCGCGTTCCCTCATAATGTTCCAGGTAAACGCATTCCCAAGGTTCACAAAAGAACGACTGGGGCATTAATACGTTTAAACGTGCTGCGATCATTTTTGTTTCCTCTTGCCTGTTCAGAGACATCAATTCCGATTTTTTGTCCCTGTTTTTATCCGGAACAGGGAAACCGGTTTGGAGAAAAAGCTACTCGCAGAACATCTGCGTGGTCAGTGTCACCCTCACGCTGCGGTCGTTACTTCCGGCCTCTATCTACCGGGGCAGACCACACAACCGCTGGCAGTCTGCTCGTCTTCATTGGTCGGTTCATCCGGTGGCTGATCCGCCAGCCAGTCTTTCAGTTTCATTTGATATCCACCCTTTCAGTCTGCACAAGACGACAGCCCGGAATATTTACGCCTTCCTTCAGCGTTTTCAGAATCGCCCGTTTATCCAGCATTGCAGGGGAAGGTTCCGGTGTTTTCCAATAAGATTCCGGAATAAGGCCGGATTCGAAAACGTCAACGGATTGCGGATTCTTCCTGACGGAAATATCGAACTCGACACCTTCCACTTTTTTCACGCCAGCCCGTTGCAGACACGTCAGAAGGTAATGGTTGAGGCTATAAATCTTGTTCTTGATGGCATGTCTCCTGAGCTCCATTTCGTCGAGCGCCTCGATCAGTGCCTCATCCTTGGCCTTAAATTCTTTGATGACATAAGCCACAGCCTTGCATTTTTCCTCAAAGTCGAAACTTTCGGCTTCCAGCGTGTCGGCTATCGTCTGCTGGTCAAGTTCGGAGTTTTCGAGTTTTTCCTTGATAGCTGCCACTTCGGCCGACAGGTTGTATAGGTTGCTCATTTCCTATTCTCCAGAATCGCTTTCAGACGGTCGTACTCTTTCTTGAGATCGGTCTTGTTCTTGCCTGTGGCTTTCTTCCACGCAGACCCGAAAATCGCTTTCAGCTCATCCAGCGTCGATGCATCACCCATCGCGGTAAACACATCCGTCCAGTCTTCAGGGTTTTCCAGATCGTCCCATTTGTCCTGCTGTTCGTACTTCGAGCGATCATTCGCAAACCAGATGTCCGCACCTATACCAAGAGCTTTCGCGGCGATTGACAGGGCATCCGTGTACGCCATCTTGAAAGCCTCGTCAGAAGTGCGGTTTTTCTGAATGAACACGTTCCCGCCGATACCATGTACAGGTTGAGATGTTTTGTCTCCCAGAACGTACCGAAGAGACAGCGAGCAGAATGCCGCCACAGTGCCGTCAGAACCTTGTTCGAGCCAGTATTTAACGTCCTCTGTCCACCAGCCCATTCCGGACGGCCCGAAAAGCTCTGTCAGCTTTTTAATCCGCCACATGGGATTGATATCCGTTCCGGAAAAACGGCCATTGTTGAACTGCTTTTGCGCTTCAGCGGGAACCGAACGACAGCGCTCGTATATGTCCATATTGGTGCTAAAGTCAGCCATCATGCAGCCCTTTCTGACATAATTGATTTGCAAACCTCATCAACCGCCAGAAAAACCCGATCCATCAAGGCATCTCGTTCGGTTTCGCTGATAACGCCCTTTTCGTACAGACTGTCGATTTCCATTAGCGATACCTGTCCAATAGTTTTATCGCCATCCAGCGCAAGAGGAGAAACGTTCATGCCAGACCTCCAGACACAACCATGATGAGGAATGCAGCAATACAAGCACCGATCATCATGTCTTTGATTTTTTCAACGTTCATTTTGTTTTTCCCGAAAAAACCGGTTTGAGGCAAGGAACCGGAAACCCGTAACAACGACATTGGAGAGAAATCAGTAATCGTCGCAAAGAGCGCGTTCATCTTCGTAGCGGGCGCGTTCGTCTTCTTCCTTAACGAACTTTTTAGCCTGTTCTTCAGCGCTTTTTGTCCAGTAGGTGTGGGACAGGTTCAGGATCAACGTTCCAATCAAGGAAGTATCCTGTTTATTAAGTGCAGTCTGTAATTCAGTGACATTGTCGTGATCAAGATTTGCAAGGCATTCGACAACGTTTTCCAGCAGGTAAGGGCTGTAATCGCCATCGAACAGTTCATCGAATTTTTCCTGTACCTGTTCAACATGGATTTCGTTGAGTGCTTCCTGTCTTTCGTATGCCGCCAGGTCATTCATGACCGAGCAATAGTCTTTTGTTGCGTATGCCATTTTTTACTCCATCATTTAGCTGATGGAGTAATTATAAGAGTACTCATAATTAAAGTCAATAAGAAAAATTTTTCTATAAAATTGACCTGCATCAATTTATAGGATGAGGTTGATATGGGTGGATTAAGGGTAATGGACGCTGTCGTTTTGGTGACAATGTGAGGGAATCTTGATCGTAGTTATTGGTTGGGGGATATTGGTTGTGTAATCTACAAATGTAATTGCTTGGCTTGTAATTAAAGTAATACTGTATATATTTGCAGTAATTTTGAGCTGATATACAATGTCTGAAAACATTCCATCCGTATCTGAAGTGGACGCAATTTTGCGTTTAAAAAAACAGGTGATAAGAGAAATAGAGTGGGTGACTCGTCTTAACCATAAAAAAATGGATGGAGTTTGAGAGTCATTGTCATATAGGATCTGTTGAGCGCAATGAAATTATTTTTAGAGCGCATTACAGGCCACTCGCCAATTTAGTTAAAGGTATTTCAATTATTACCCTTCCTGAAACTTTATATTTATCAATTTTCTTTGGAACTCATCGAATCTTTGGAATTGATATGCAAGAAGGTCAGAGACATAAAAATAAAACAGGAATCGGAATGCCTTTTTATGAACAAGATATAACAAGTACAATTCATATGCATAAGTGGACAGATAAAGGATGCGGATATGTAGAGCCACTTGTATTAAAAAAAGAAACAGTTGAGGAGTTATTCACAGAATTTTTAACTCGTGCTGTTTTGTTTTTAACAGGTGAATTTGTTCATCCTATGCATAAAAAACAACTCAGTTTATTATCATGAAATGCGCCGATGTAATTAATGCAACAGGATGGACATGTTATCCGAATGGACAGAATTCAGTTCGCGCTATTGCGCCATTTTCCATAGATGATGATGGACAGTTGGTTTCTTTCTATATTGCTCAAGTGGAAGAAGATAAATTCTATCTTACTGATGCAGGCGAAACGGCAATGTACATAGAACATCTTGGTATCCGCTTAAATAAAAAACGCATTGAAAGTTTAAATAAAACTTACTCGGCCAAAGCTGCGACATTTGACGAAGATGGCTGTATAGTTGCTCAAGGGAAAATGAAGGATTTGGATGAATCCTTGTGGGATGCAGTTAAATTAACTTTGTCTCTTTCATTTAAAAAGGAAAAATGGCAGCGCAAATTTAACCAAGAGAAATTTAGTTCAATAGTCTACAAAGAATTGTCTGCTCAATTAGGTGCCGAAAAAATAATACGAAAGGCAAAAATAAAAGCAGCAAGTGGTAACACTATTGAATTTCCAATTGGTGTAAAAAGAGAAGACGGTAATACATCTTATGTAAATCCTTTAGCACTTGAAGGTGATAGATTTTTATGGTCACACGTGTATCAATTGCATGGAAAATTTTCCGATGTTAAAGCGATTTCTGATATAAATAATCGTTTTGTTATATTGGAGCAAGGTGGCGAAAAATTAGAAACTGGAAGGGTTATCAATTTTTTAAGTGATTCAGCATTGGTTTGTACCCTTAATAGTAGTATAGATTTTGTATCTATATTCTTTAATTCTCTGTAGATCAAAATTTAATGATAATGTGAATTTCAAAATAAAAGAGATAAAAATAAAAGCCGGATTGCTCCGGCTTTTTTACTTTAATGGAAAAAGTGAGTTTCTGTATTTTCTTATTTCTTTTATTATTTTGTCCTTGCTTTCTTGTTTTAATGAATCGATAGCTATTTTTGCTATGTTATCTGGCCTCTTCTCATGAAAAAAACCGTCTAAAAATAATTGCCTCATTTCTTGTCCAATATCATGGTCATATTTATTGGCAATTTCTTCATTTTTGGAAAATGATTTTTGAAGTATTTCTATTATATTGTTTATATATTTATCTGATTCTAATACGAGTTCCCTTGTCGGTGTTCTTGGATCGTATTCAAATTGACATGTTATCTTTTCAAGATTGCCCCAATCTCTCTCGATCTCCGCGAAATCTTTGTAAACCTTCCCTGTAACTGATATATTTTCATTTTTCCAAGACAGGGTTGCAAATATCGCTTCTCCCAGAATGCTTCTTCTTACATAAACATAGTCTGAAAACTTCCCCGCTTTTTTTAAGGTGACAAATACCCATCCAAGAGACTCAGCCTGTTTTTGAAGTTTTCTTATTTTTAAATAATTTGTTGATAAAAATAATGTTGCAACAAACGCGAAAATAATGCTGACTATAAGATTTGCAAACCAGTTTATGTGAAAGAAAATCTTGAGTACTAAGAACGAAACAACAAAAAATAAAGTGTGAGCAAGCAATCTTTTCAATTTTTATCTCCATCTTTCTACTTTCCAAATAACAACCCAAAGCATGGATGCATTTTTATTAATGGGTATAAATTTTGGTTTCCAATCTGGGTTGAGTATTTCAATATAAATTGAATTTATAATTGGTAGATTTTTAATTTTTCTGTAAGATTATTTAGAATTTAATTTCTATTAAATTGAACTAAATTAAAAATGGAACTATTCATCGGTCCACTTCCCAATAACCACGCCACAGATCGTGGCATTCCCGTTTATTTCGATAAATTTTTCCGGCCATGATGGATTCAACGCCATCAGGTATTTTTTTTCACCTTCAATTACAAGCTGTTTAAAAGTAGCTTCCTTGCTGTCTTCGAGCCGGACAATAACCCGGGATCCATTGACAGCATCTTTTTCAGGATCGACAAAAATGATATCGCCGTCGGAATAAGTATGTTTTCCCATTGGGTTATACATACTCACGCCCTTTACCCGAAGGGCGAATGTCCTGTTGCCATGTTTTTTCATACAGGGCAACCATTCATCAGCCACACCCGGCTGATATATGTCAATGACTTCGGCCCATTTTCCAGCTGTTACCCAAGAGATGACAGGTACCCGTCCTTGTGTGTCAGGTGCCGGTTCGACATTCGGCATATCAGGATATCTAGGCCCTTTACCTGTTTCGAGCCACAGTGCAGACACACCTAATTTAGCTGCAATTGCAGCAACATAAGATGTTTTTTGCGATACGCCTTTTTCCAGTTGCGAAATGGCTGACTGCTTAATACCTACTGCATCAGCAAGAGCCTGCTGAGAGAGACCTTTCAGGCTTCTTTCTTCTTTCAATCTTTGCCCAATATTCATATGAGAATCCTAATATAAAAAATAATAAGTTTTCTATTGACTTAAATAATAAGAAGGCTAATAATATAAGCATGAACGCTAGGATAATCATTGAAAAGTTATCAGAAATGGGGATGACGCAAGTCGATATCGCGGCTCGCGTAGGGTGCTCACAATCAAATGTCTGTCTTATTTCTACCGGAAAAACAAAAAAAACATCTATCGACATAGGCTTGCGTTTATTGAAACTGGCAAAAGAACATGGAATTAGTGTTCCATGCGTCGAATTTCTGGAAAAAGAGACCCGTGAACAGCCCGAACTGGAGGGGAGATGAAACAAGCACAAACAAAGGAGAAAAGATGATTACAGAAAGCCAAAACTGGAGCATATCCAATTTGCTGGTGGATATGGTTAAAGAAGGGAAAATCGTTGAAGCAAAAAGAGCAAAAAACACTCTTGTCGAGCTGTTTAAGGAGCTCAACGAGGTGACTGAACAAAAGCCGCAACCTGCTGACTGCGGTGGTCAAAACCTATGCGGTGAGTGCAGATGTTAACGGTTCCAGTTCTCTTTTATGTACGTTGAAACTTTTTCTGGAAGATGGATCCAGTAAGCATTTTTTGCATCAATGATCATTAATTTATCGTTTTTGTCGATGCTTTTATTCACTTTATCAAATGCTTCCTTCAAGGAAAAGGACGTGCTGACGTAGAAGAAAGATTGAGTTACTCGAGCCCAATCACCCAAGGATTTTATAGCGTCTTCTATGGCTTCGTAATTTTGACCTTGTTTCATCAGGTCATATGAAACAAAAAGATTATTTTTCATACGGGTTCCTTTCGATGAGAAGTGGTTTTGGCAAACACATTCTATCAGAGGGGAACCCCCGTTCAGAACGGTAGGGGAAAGTGATGAGATCAGGAGTGCAATACCTGGGAGACAGCAACGATCCTGCTGTTGTCGAGAAACTCAAGCAAAAAGGGATTGAAGTTTTTGATGATGGCAATGGGAACAAACGTCTTGTATCGGTTACGTCGCTTATAGAAAAGGTTCTGCCTGCACTGAAAGAAGCCTACCGAACGACAGGAAAAATTCCCTTCTACGATCAGGTGGAAGGGCCGTTCAAAGGTTCAAGGGAATTAACAAGAATTCATTGGGACTTGGTGGCGGATGAAGAAAAAGAGGGCGTCATCATTCTTGTACATACACGTTCCGAGATATTTCCAGCATGGAAGGTCAAGGGCAAGGAAGCCCTGAAAAAGCATTACTGGGAAACGGGAGAAGTCCTTGAAAGCGCACTTGTCCCCCGTGAGGAATGGCCGGAGGAGATTGTGAAACGCGAGAAAGAACTGGGGATCGATGGGTTCGGGAAGGAAGATCAATGATGAACCAGCTATCAGGAAAAGAGCAGAAAGAGATCGGACAGCAGCTTGTTTTATCCGTGGATGTCGCATGGAAAGAACATGCCATGACAGAGCTGGAAAAGTACTGTTCAGAAATGAAAGAGGCTGGAAGGAATGAGTTCGTTTTTGAAGATTTCCGGCGTCATTGTCAGGATCTTATTGTCGGGGAACCACATCATCCGAATGCGTGGGGTTCACTGGCGACATGTGCTGCAAAGAACGGACTGATCAAATGGACAGGTAGAGGCGTTGCGGCCAGAAACCCGTCTGCTCATGCCCGCCTTGTCCGTGTATGGAGGGTACTGTAATGCACTTCCGCTTTATCCTCCGAACAGAAGATGTCGTTGCTAATTGCCTGAAAAAAATTTGGGAACTCTTCAGGACGGGCCAGCTTTTTGAAGTCGTCATTCGGATATTCGACGAGAAAAGCCGGGAACAGGAAGAAAAGTATCACGCCATGATCAGGGACATATCGCGGCAAATGCTTTACCACGGCGAAAAGCTGGACGCTGAATCGTGGAAAAGACTGTTGGTAGAAGCCTTTGTACAGGTTATGCGGGAAATGGCGAAAGCAGAAAACAAACCCGATCCGTTCAGCGGACAGGCACGTTTACTGATGAGCCTTGACGGCCAACGGGTCGTTCAACTTGGGGTACAAACCCGCAAATTCAAGAAAGGCGTGGCGTCTGAATTTATATCCTACCTGGACGCTTACGGAACCGAGAACGGCGTCAAATTCACCGGAAAGGATTACCGATGAAACGGAAACATACAGCCGAAGAGGACAGGATTATGGCGCAGGTTGCAGCTATGGGTTGCCTTGTTTGCGAGCGCATGGGTTATCCCGGAACACCCGCTCAATTGCATCACGTCCGGGCCCGTCATGGATGGGGCAGGTCAAGTCACAAGGCCATTATTCCCCTGTGCTGGGAACATCATCAGGGCAAGACCGGTGTGCACAGCATGGGCCGCGAGCAATTCCGGGACATGTACGGAAAATCCGAAATCGAATTGCTGGAAATCATTTTGAACCGTCTGTTGGAAGGTGGCAAGCATGAATCATAGTTTCAACACGGATATTGCAGCGGACGTCGGAGTAATTCCAGCCGTTTTGCTGGAAAACATCGCGCATTGGATCAGACGTAACGAAGCCAATAAAGAAAACTTCTTCGATGAATGCTACTGGACATTTTCCAGTGTAGCGGCGTGGGAAGACCTTTTTCCGTACATGACAAAAGACCAGATCAGACGAGGACTGGAAAAGCTGGAAAAGCAGGGTTTTATCAAAACAGGCAACTACAATAAATCGTCTTATGACCGTACCAAGTGGTACGCATTGATGCCAAAAGCATGGGGCTTTTATGGTAAATCGAATTGTCAAGACAGCCAAATCGATTTGGCAAATATGCCAAATGGAAAAGGCGAAAATGCCGAACCTATACCAGATATAACCACAGATATAACCACAGATATAACTTCTATTACCTCTGACGAGGTAATTGTCACCAGCTCATCCGCTGATGACCCCAACGTTCATCAGATCAAATCAAATCAGAAACCTTCTTGCCCGCATCAGGAAATCATCGCTCTGTATCACGAAATCCTTCCCATGTGTCCGCAGGTACGCGACTGGACACCGGCACGGGCCGCGCTGTTGCGTACACGCTGGAACGAGGAAAAAAAACGCCAGAATCCGGATTACTGGAAGCGGTTTTTTGAGTACGTTTCAACGTGTGATTTCCTTGTCGGCAAGAGTGGGAACAGACCGTTTCTGGCAGACCTGCCGTGGATGCTCAAAGCTGAAAACTTTGCCAAAATCCGGGAAGGCCGCTACGAAAACCGGGAGGCGGCATGAGAAGGATCGAGGCGGAACAGGCGGTTATCGGCGCTTTGTTGCAGGACAACACGGTTTTGTACCGTCTGCCAAATCTGAAGCCGGAACACTTTTTTCTGGATGACCATCGCATCATTTTTTCGGAAATCGTCAAAATGATCCGCGAAGGAAAAAGCGCCGATCCCATCACCGTAGGAGAAAGTTTCGATAAACGCAGTATCGATTGCGGCGGTTTTAAATATCTTGCCGAATTGAGCCTCAATACCGCATCAAGCTATTCCGCACCGACCTATGCTGCTATCGTGATGGACGATGCTTTGCGTCGGACATTGTCAGACGTAACGGCACAACTGGCCGAAGAAACAAACGCTGACAAGACAACGCCAGCAGCCGAAATTTTGGAAAAAATCCAAGCCTCTGTGATGGGTTTATCGGCTGGCAAAACAGCGAAAGAACCCGTGCTTGCACGACATGCTATGGCAAGCCACATCGATGTCATGAGCGCCCGAACCGAGGGGGAAATCAAAGCATTGCCTACCGGATTCGGCCAAATCGATTACATGCTTAATGGTGGCATGAATCCCGGCAATATGATCATTGTCGGTGCCCGCCCATCAATGGGGAAAACCGCGTTTGCGTTAAACATCGCTGCCAACGTCGCGAAATCGAAAAGAGTGCTTTTCCTGTCGCAGGAAATGGGGACTGACCAGCTTCTTGACCGTTTGAGTGCCTCACTTGGGAAAGTCGATCTGTCTGCCATCTTGCAGGGACAGTTATCACCAGAGCAATGGCAAGGATTCACGGCAGCGTGTGCCGCAATCGAAAGCCTGAATCTGCTCATTGACGAGCAGGGTGGTTTGACGATTAACGACGTGCGCATGAAAGCCCGACGCATCAAACAGCAGTATGGACTTGATCTGTTGGTAGTGGATTACCTTCAGTTGATGAGTGGGCCCGGAAAGAACCGGAACGAACAAATCGAAGAGATTTCACGGGGATTGAAAAATCTTGCCAAAGAGCTGGATATCACGGTGATTGTCCTGTCGCAGCTTAATCGGGAGGTGGATAAACGTCCAGGGCGTCGTCCTGTCCTTTCCGATCTGCGGGATTCGGGATCCATTGAGCAGGATGCCGACGTCATACTCTTTATTCATCGGGACGAAGTTTCCAATCCGGAATCCCATCTCAAAGGATGGGCCGATGTTCTCATTGCAAAAAACCGTCAGGGACGTATCGGAGATGTAGCGCTGAAATACCGAGGTGAGTACACCCTGTTTGAAAGTACGACGGAAAACAAGCCATTACAACAACAGACAAAAAGAAAAGGGTTGGCGGAGCATTTATGAGGCAACAAAGTGCAACGGGAGAATGTATGAAGATCGAAAAGCAATTGCAAACAATCCAAAGCATCTTGAAAAAAGAAGACAAGACGGTAGCCGAACTCGCCAAGATGTCGGGCTTGTCTGAAGATACGGTGCGTAGTCGGCTGAATTTTTTGAAGACGAAAAGGAAAGTCCGGATTACTGACTGGATCGTTCGCGAAAACACGATGGTACGGATATGGGGTTCGGGAAGTATGCCGGATGAGCCGAGGCCGGTACGTGTTCGCGTCGGTAAACCGAGGCCAAGGCGGGCGGTCGAGGTCAAAGCATGCTGTCCCGCGAAAATGGTTTATCGCCGTGAACCGTGGGACGAGTGGATGTTCCGGGTAAAAGGCAGGGCAGCATGATTGACCAAAAGCGCGCAGTGAACAGGGTAATGCGACTGACTGGGGCGCGGAATTTTGCGCAGCTTGAACGGCATTTGGGGTGTGCAAGCGGGGCGGTATCGCGCATTTTCCATAATCATCACGGGATATCGCACAGTTTTTTTTGCAAGGTGTTACTGGCTACCGGGATGACAGCAGTTGATTTGTGTAATGAGCTGGGTATCCCGATGGACTATTTCGAGGGGGGGAAATGATTCGATTGACCTTGCCTTATCCGATTTCGGCGAACCGTTACTGGCGGACATATATGCCGAAAGGGCACAGAAATCCAGTCACAGTAGTCAGTGGCGAAGCAAGGAAATACAAGGCGGCTGTTCAGAAAATTGCCCTGGATTCCGGTGTGGACGAACCAATGAATGGCCGTGTCGAGATTGTTTATACGCTGTATCCAAGGCAGCCAAAAGATTACCGGAAGCGGATGAAAAAAGACCCGGAACATTGGGACGACACAGTGCAATGCATTGATCTGGATAATGCACAAAAGGTGATGTTCGATGCCATGAAAGGGGTCGTTTTTGTGGACGATGACCGGGTTTTCAGGATTGTCGGAAGGCGCGTCGAACCGGACGAGAACGGAGCACGGGTCGAAGTGCAAGTTTCGGCGATGTAGGAGGGGAGATGGAAAAACTGACAGACAAACAGCGCCGCTTTGTCGATGAGTATCTGATCGATTTGAATGCAGGGCAAGCGGCGATCCGGGCCGGCTATGCGCCTTCGAGCGCACGCCAGCATGCTTGCCGGTTGCTGGCAAGAGAAGAAGTAAAGCGGATGGTATCCGAAGCCATGAAAAGACAGCAGGCCAGAACGGAATTGACGGCGGACGAAGTAATCGGGGATTTGAGGGAACTGCGCGATATCTGCATGGGGCGCAAACCCCTGAAAGTGATGACGATAGTAAAAAATGCCCGTGAAGGCACGGCCGAGCCTGTGGAAGTGGAAGGCGCTATGTTTGAACCCGCTGCGGCCAACAAGGCACTGGAAATGCTCGGCAAGCACCTGCAACTGTTTACCGAAAAAATGGATGTGACGTCCAACGGCCAGACGCTGCAATCGGGGGTATTGGTGGTGCCGGAAGTTCGGCAAGAGAAGGACTGGGAAAATGGATCGGGCACTTGATACGCTCCCACTGGCAAAAAGGATCCATTCCTGCGTCAGTAAAAAGGCGTTTAGCAGACGGCAAGCCGCGAAACGGAGCGCACTCAGAATCCGGAAGCGGGGACACTGGATGCAGACGTATCGGTGTCCGTGCTGCGGCTTATGGCATTTGACCAGTCACAAGCGATGAATATTATCTGGAAACCGTTGCCGGGCAGCCAGACGCGTTTTCTGACCTGTCCCGTCTTTGAAGCGCTTCTGGAAGGCACGCGGGGCGGAGGCAAAACGAATGCGCTGTTGATGTCGTTTGCCGGGTTCTGCGGGCGCGGGTTCGGTGCGCACTGGCGGGGGACGCTTTTCCGGCTGACCTACCCCCAACTGGCCGATGTCGTCGCCAAATCGAAGCGGTGGTTCTATTCGATCTTTCCGGGAATCCGGTTCAACGAATCGGATTATCGCTGGACATGGCCTACAGGGGAAATCCTGTATTTCCGTTACGGGGCGACAGAGGACGACTACTGGAATTACCACGGCCACGAATATCCCTGGCTCGGGTTCGAGGAACTGACCAACTGGCGGGATTCGTCCTTTTTCGAGGCGATGCAGTCAACATGCCGTTCGTCGCATCCCGGAATGCCGAGGATGGTCAGGGCGACGTGCAATCCGTTCGGGGTAGGGCACGGTTGGGTGAAAGAGCGGTACCAGATCGGCAGTATCCCGGCAGGCAGGATTATCAGGGGGGACGGTCAGAAACCGCGAGTACGTATCCATTCATCCATTTACGAGAACGACCATCTCCTGAAAAACGATCCGGACTATCTGGCGACGCTGAAAGCGATCTCTGACCCGAACCGGAAGAAGGCATGGTTGAACGGCGACTGGGATATCCATGTCGGTTCGTTTCTGGAAGGCGTCTGGGACGCAGGCAAGCATGTGGTGGAACCATTTGCGATTCCGGCGACCTGGAAGGTCTGGAAGGCGATGGACTGGGGATACCGTGCGCCGTATGCCGTGTACTGGTTTGCCATGAACCCGGACGGCTGCATTTATCTCTGGCGCGAACTTTACGGAGCAGGAGAAAAGGCCGGGCAGGGCAGTATGGAACAGGCGGCGGATGTGGCCCGGAAGATCAGGAGGATTGAAGAGCGCGATGAACGGTTCGGGTACGAATATCGGATGAATCTGGCCGATCCGTCGATCTTTTCAAAAAACGGAACTGACCGTTCTATTGGACAAATTTTTCGGGATGAAGGGATACGTTGGAAAGAGGCCTGGAACGCCAAAGGCTCCCGCGTCAACGGGGCGCAGGAAATCATCCGGCTGCTGGCGGAAGACAAGCTCAAGATTTTCAAGACCTGCAAACACTGGCTGCGTACCGTGCCGTCCCTGCCGCCGGACGAACTGAACCCGGAAGATGTGGATACCACCGCCGAAGACCATGCCTGGGACGCGACACGTTATGGCGTGATGAGAAGACGCAGGAGGCCAGACGAGGAATATCAGGAAGAAGAACAGCCGGAAATGGCGATTCATGACGGCAATCATTTGATAAGGACGTAAGCAATGGATGAAGAAATGGAAGTGGTGGCAGTGATCGATCCACCGAAGTTCAGGGAACCGCCACTGGAAAAAGAACCATTGACAGAAAAATGGCAGAAACGGATCGAGAATGCGAAGCGGCATTACCGGAAGTTTCACGAGCGGATAAAACATAACCGCAAGCTGGTAGCGGGGTTTGACTGGAATGGCGATCCGGATTCGAAGTCCTTTTACCTGCATCGCGCCAACCTGATCCATGCCACGATTGCCGGGATTTTACCGGCCCTTTATGCGCAAAATCCGGAAATGTCAGTATCCCCCGTATCGGGCGATCCGAATCTCAAGCTGTTTTGCAAGACGCTGGAAAAAGTCACGAACCGCTATCTGGACGAGGCCAATCTGAAGCAACAGGCCAAGGCAACCGTCAGAGCCGCGCTGACCTGTTCATTTGGTGTGCTGAAAGTGATTTGGCAACAGGATATTGAACGTGACCCGGTCATTATGAAGCGCATTCAAGACGCGCAAGACAATCTGAAAACGGTTGAGCGCCTGTTAATGGAGATGGAGGACGAAACCGCGAGGTCGGAACAGGAGACCATCAAGGCGGAACTGGAACAAACGATTGCAGCGCTGGCTGAAAAGGTGGAGGTGGTCAAGGCAGAAGGTGTTGTCATTGATCGCATCCTGACGGAAAACATCCTGGTCGATCCGTCGGTTATGGAATTTGCTGACTACGAAAACGCCAACTGGATTGTGCAGATTGTCCCGATGAGCAAGGCTGAAGCCGAGGGAAAGTATGGTTACAAACTGGACAAGGCGACGATTTATGACAGTGACAGGACGGCAAGAGGCGATAACGGGCGTCTGTTCGGCACGGAAAAGGATGTGACGGACGATTCACGGGTATGCATTTTCGAAATTTGGGACAGGCAGACACAGCGTGTTTACACGATGGCTGAAGGCTGTCATTTCTGGCTTCGGGAACCGTATAGCCCGGATAATCTGGGCGAGCGCTGGTATCCGTTTTTCATGTTGCCGTTTCAACTGGTGGACGGCCAATTCATCGGGCCGTCGCTGGTCGATCTGACCGAGAAATTACAGGATGAGCATAACACGGCCCGTGACCGCTACAACGAACACCGCGACCTGATCAAGCCGGGTTATATCGCCAGCGCCGAAATCAACGAGCGGACGCTGAAGCGGTTTTCTGATTCAGAACTGGGGGAAATCACGCTGATCGATTCGGACGGGAAGCCCATTCAACAGGCGATTATTCCAAAGTCGCATCCGCCGATTGATGCAGCGGCTTATGACGTGTCGCAGGTGCGGGTGGACTGGGAGATGGTGACCGGTATGCAGGATGCGGCGCGTTCGACGGTGGTCAAGCCGAAAACAGCGACGGAGGCGAATATTATGCAGCAGTCACTGTCGGCACGGGTAGCCGAGTTCCGCGACCAGATCGAGGACTTTCTGAAATGTCTGGCCCAGTACACCGCGGAAATTCTGTTGTTGACAATCGATGCGGATAAGGTCGAACAGATTACCGGGCCCAATCCAGTGCAAACCGTTCCTGATCCATTGACGGGTATTCCCATCGCCCAGCCGATCAAACAGAGATATGACTGGCCGGAAATGCCGAGGGAAAAGGTGTTTCATCTGGTGCAACTGAGTATCAGGGCAGGGACAACAGGTGCACCGGACAAGACGGAAAGTCAGGAGAACTGGCTGAAGATGATCCAGGTCATTCAGCCGCTGATCGGCCAGATCATGCAGATGCAGGCACAGGGGATCAATCCGGTACCGCTTGTCAACATACTCAAAGAAACGATTAACCGATTTGACGACCGTCTGGAAGTCGAGGATTTCATTCCGGATGTTCAACCCGCTATTCCGCAACAACCTATTCAACAACAAGGAGTATAAACATGGAAAATGAAAACGAATTGAATCAAAGCGAAGAACAGGTTGTTGAACAAACGCCTGAAGCCGCAACAGAACAACCGCAGGAAGAACAAGCCGAACAGGGCCTCAGTCAGTTTCTTGAATCCATTTCAGAGGACGCAGAGCCGGAACAATCCGACACAGAAGAAAAAGCGGATGAAGAACCGCAGGAAAAGCCGCTGTCTGTGGATGAGTCCAAGGAACAGGACGACAAGGTAACGCCGGAAGATATCGAAGCGGAATTGCTGGCCGAGGTGAAGTCTGAGCGTGGTCAAAGCCGAATCCGTGAGCTGTTGTCGGGTCATAAAGCCTTGCAAAAGGAATTCGAGACTATCTCCGGGGCTGTGGCTTCGACTGGCTTGCCACCTGAAGGGATGGCAAAGGTTTTAGACGTTTGTCGGCTCCTCGCGTCGAATGATGAAAACGAACTGAAAGTCGCTTTGCAAGCGCTGGATGAGACGCGGGCGGATATCTGCAAGCGTCTTGGCATTGCGCAACCCGGTGTTAATCCACTGGATGATTTCGACGATTTGAAACGTGCTGTGGAACATATGGAGATTACGGAAGACAGGGCGTTGGAACTCGCGAAGTTGCGACGCTTGCAGGCTGCCAAACAACAGGAATTCCGGCAGCAACAGGCGGCTCAGCAGCAACAGCAGGAATACGCCAGACAGGTTCAGGGATTTTCGACGGCAGCCAATGCGCTGTTTCGGCAGTTGTCTGTTTCCGACCCCATGTATAAGGCAAAGGAAGCCAAAATTGCGGAAGCGCTCAGAAATCCGGCATTCGTGCAAACCATGATTTCCAAGTTCCATCCGGATCAATGGCTGGATCAATTGAAGTTCATGTATGACGCGATTCAGGTTGCTCCGCCATCGCCGCCCAAACGGCAGACGCCGATCAGTTCACGCCCTGCACGGTTGGGGGTAACAACTCCTGTCGCGGCCACCGGAGCGGATCGGATTGACCAGATTCTCGGATCATTGGGGATTTGACAGATTGACGGCGGGCGGGGTATGCTGACCACACTACTTCTATAAGCGGATTTCCGCCCCGTCAGCCTAGCGGTTATTTTTTTGCCTATAGCTTTCTATGGGCGGGATGATAGGCAGAATAGAACACCCGAAAGGGAAATAATGCCAGCCGACTTATAGCGGTAGTTGAGTCCCGCTCGCCCTCATTTTGGCGAGCCACTACTAAACTATAAGGGGTCTATCATGACCAATCTCGTCTCATTGGAAAATGGAAGAGTAACTACGTCCAGTCTCATTGTTGCGCAGCATTTCAACAAACGGCACGATGTGGTTTTACGATCAATTCAAAATCTTGAATGTTCAGAAGATTTCACTCACCACAATTTTGCGGTGAGTGAATACAAAGACAATTCTGGCAAATCAAACAAATGCTACATCATCACAAAGGACGGCTTTACGTTCCTTGTAATGGGCTTTACCGGAAAAGAGGCGGCCATATGGAAAGAACGCTTTATCAATGCGTTCAATGAAATGGAAGCGAAGCTGAGAAATATGAAGCAACCTGAATTGGATTTGACAAATGCAGGTGCTATGAGCGCAGCCTGTGACGTGGCATTTAAATATTTCGATGACTTCCGTGCCGCCGTGAAAGCGGGTAAAGACTTCGCTCCGATGAACGACATTCCTTCCGACGTTCTGGCCGGAATGCTTTGCTCTGCGTTACGTTTTGAGCGGTTTATCTTGAGTTTCGATCATAACGGAAAGATGAACATCCGGCCGATGCCTGATCCGTATGAGGGACTGGCCCGTGCGATAGCCGATCCCTCCAATATCGGATTACAGGATTCCCTGATTGAGGAAATCGGACAAGCCTGTGTAACGGCTCTCGCGCATCGTGCAAAATGTAGAAAAGAGGCTATCAACAAAATAAGAAGCCTGAATCAATAAAGAAGAAAGCGCCCTTTCACCGGGGCGCTTTATCAATCACAGAACATCGTATTACCGATTTCCCGACATAAGGTTCCATCAGAGAAAAAGGTGGTATCACCGATTTGCTGGGAAATGGTTCCATCTGAATAAAAGGTCGTGTCGTCGTTGATTTGGTTTGCTATTAAGCCATCGGAATAAAAGGGTGT